CCTGATCATCTTGCGCGGCGGCCAACCCTAGCCAGTCCTCCCCGTGGCGCAAGTTGCCGGGGTTGTTGTTCCGAATTCCTCGAGCGGTCATAGTCCCTCACTTCAGAGCATCACGCCAAATCTTCACGGCCTTCCCGGCGACGCACGCGACGACGGCAACACCGAAAGCGATGAGGACGACAAGGATGGCCGTCGCCTGCCATGTCAAATCATCTGCAGTCATGAGCTCTCCGATCTTCAAAGCATTTAAAATGTCTCCCATAGGCTCCTAGAAATGACTTCGCCTATAAAAAAGCCGCCCGGTTCGCTCCCGAGCGGCTTTTGCTATTTGGTCTTCTTGTCTTTCTCCTCGTCGTCGAGTCCGATCTGATCGAGCTTGGAGTCCACGGCATTCTCAAGGCGCTTCTCTAGCGTCAAGAAAAGCTTCTTGAGGACTGGAGGCAGTGCGTCTCCGAAACCCGCCCTCTCTATGTTTTCGACGATCGATCCGAACTCGCCGCAGGCATAGGCGCAGAGCGTCACGCTTTGAAAAAGTGGCATGTCGTGGAGCACGAACCAGAAGCTCACATCGATCCCGTGCGCAAGCGTGATGATGAAAAAGGCAAGTCCCTTCTTCGCCATCCCAAAGCTAAGGCGCTTTGAGCTGAAAGTCCCGGTCCGGCAGGCGGCCCATATCCCGGTGAGAAGGTCGGCCGCCATGAAGGCCAGATACCAATAGACCAAGGGGGCAACACTCTCAAGAGTCGCCCCCCAGATCACCCCCAATACCGCACCTATCTTTATCCACGCCGCCTCCGCCCCTACCGGTAGAAGCGAGTGCATGGCGTCACCCGATCATGGAGCGCCCGAACCAGCCTGCAGCGATGCCGAGGACAATGCCCACGGCAGTGACGCCGATCCAGAAAGCGCGCACCTTGCGGCGCGTCTCGGTGTCGAGCTGAGCCTTCTGGTCTTCAAGCCACGCCTGCGCCTTCTGGATCACTTCTTCCGTTGCGCCGTTCACGTCGAGACCGAGCTCCTTGAGCTTGGCGATGAGTTCTTCTTTTGTCATTTCGTACTCCCGAAAAAAAAAGGGCCGTCAGCCCGTAAAGGACCGCGGCCCAATGGGCTACACACCGGATGCACCGGATTCTTTTTCTTCCGCAGGTTCTTCCGTCGCCGCAGTAGCGCCCGAAGCCATTGCCGAAATAACGGCCGCGTCATAAGCGATGCGGGCGTTGATTGCGGCTTCCAGGCTATCCAGGCGCGACTTAATGCTTTTGACATCAGCGGCGATGGCCCACAGAGCGGCGATCACCCTATCGGTGTAGTCGTCCTTCCCGCCGGCCATGTCGCACCTGCCTTAATTCGCGTCGCGCGCGGCGGTGTAAACCGCGGCAAAGTCAACGGTGGTATCGCCGATGTTCGTCTTGAAAGTCGTCAGATCGCCGTTGGCTTTTTCAGCCGCTGTCTTTGCCGTGGCGGCATCCCGCACGCCCTTGTCGGCCTGAGCCTTGGCGGCCGCGGCATCGTCGACGCCCTTTTGCGCCTTAGTGTCCGTGGCCGCGAGCTGCGCAGCGGAGACCGCATCGATATTTTCGCGGGCCTGCTGCTTCTGAGTGTCGCTGAGCGTCTGTGCGGCGTCAAACTTGACATGGCCGGCCGCGATCTGCTGCAGAGCGGTAATGGCGTTCTTGTTGGTGTTGATCGCGTCGGCGACTTCCTTGATGGTGTCGAGCGCCTCCGGTGCGCCGGAAACAAGAGCGGAAATAGCCGCGTTGATCGCGCTATTGATCTTCGTGGACGACCAGGTGGTTCCCGCCTGCGTCTTTGCGTCGTCGATCTTAACGGCGGCGTCAATGCCGGTCTTCAGTTCGTTGAGAGCGCCAACGAGCGAAGCCCTCTGCGTGGTGGTCAGAGTGCCGAGGTCGCCAATTTTGGCGAGCAGGCCCTTGACGTCAACGCCAGCCGCCGTGAAAGCGGCAGAAAGGTTCTTAATCATCGTGGTCTGTGCTTCGGGCATATCAATCTCCTTGCTTTGCACGTTCATAGATTTCTAAAAAAGAAGGGGCCGCCTCACCGGCAAGTCCCAGGTTCTTTTGCGCCTGCAGCATCTCCTCTGCGGATAATGTCTGCGGCGTATAGAGGACCACGTCTTCCGGCGTATCCCCTTTGTCCCCCTTGCCGCCTTGCGGCCCGGGGATCATCACTGTGGTTACCCTGCAGGTATCGCCGCAGCAATCGTTGTCTCTGTAGGTCATCGAGTCACCTCCGGAATGACGTCGAAGTAGCCCCGCAAAAGCCGGAGAACCCGGCCAGTACTGGAGATAAGCTCGATGTCGTACCGCGATCTTCCCGGCGGATAGCGACTAGTCACATCGCTCGGGAAGATCGCAGTCAGCCTCGCGCCTTCAAAAACGAGCCGGCCATTGTCAGTAGTCAGCTCGTCCAGAGGCGCCGTCTTGTACGTGGACCGACGAATCTGCATCCGCGCCGTGTAGCCCGAGAAGTCCATGGCATTCCCGTAGCCGTCAACGCAGTTGAAGATCCGCTCGGTGTCAGTACCCTGATCGATCTCGATGTCGTAATCAGGCGTCACTTTCACCTCTCTTTTCCCGCATGCTTGGCGGGAGTTGATTCCGTTCGAGCTCGCTCTCGTAGCTCTCCCGGCAGTGGTTGTCGTCGAAGAAGAGGAGCGTGTCGATGAGTTGGTACGGCCAATCACGCTTTCCTTCCAGATGCTGCCTCCACGCATGCGCCGATAGGCTTTCGTCGGCCCACCCGCCAAGGAGCGCATTGACGAGCTGATCGAAGGCGATGAGCACCTGCTTCAGATAGCGCCACATTACTTCGTAGAGAAGTCAGCCGGATGGAAGGCGATGACGATCTTTTCCAGCTCCTCTTTCGTCTTCGCCTTTTCAATCGCGTCGCGCAACTTCCACTTTTCCTGATAGGCTGCCAGTCCAGCCTGAATAATTTCGAGCTGCAGAGTCTTGAGCTGGTCAATACTGACTTGATGCCCAACGTTGTTAGCGTCCATGAAGATCAGACCGCCCCCGCTCTCCGTGTCCGCGAAGGTAGCTCTAGATTCCGCCGCCGTGACTAGGCCGTTCACGTCCTGCATGGCACGGGAGTCCGAGTCCGCTTCGAAGCCCAGAGAAGACTTTAGTGTCGCGCCGTCCTCATACCAAGACGTAAAGGCAGAGTCGAGGGCCCGCTTCTTCTCGGTGCGCACTTCCTCAACAGTCTTTTCCGGAATCTTTTCGATCGAGCGGGCATTCGTTTCCGGGTCTTGGACAAGGCGATAGGTCGCCGAGTTCTTCGTGAGCTCATCGAAAACAGTGCGGAGTTTGTGAATTCTTTCCGTCTGTTTGTGATGATCGAGCACGATGCCGACGCATTCCTCGGCCGTTTGCGGAATAGCTTCCGCCTCCCAGCCATTTTTGTCGGCAGACAGCTTGTAAAAGTGCTTCCCATCGTCTTCGGGGGCGGCGATGTCATAGCAGTCCGCGCCGAGCATCAGCGAGCCCTTCGCGTCGGCCATGCAGGCCACCATGCCATCGAAGTAACCGTCCTCATCGACGTGGGGGATTTCTTTGATCTCATTGGGCTTCATGTCGAAAAACCTCTCTACAAGAAAAATTGCGGCCTTGCGACCGCGTGAAAAGCGATACACCGTGACCGATGGCCACGGCCTCACCCTTCGGGTTCACCCCTCGGGGGTCAAAAGTTGGTGTCTCCGCATTTCCTACGGAGGCAGTGTTACTGATCTGAGCCTCGGACGATGGCCCGAGGTCTCTCTGATGCAGGCCCGGCAACTGGTCCGCAGAAAGCGGAAGGAGTTGGGGCAGGAGCCGCCCCGTGGATACGTCCTTTCAGACGCCTTCCGCCTGTGGTGCAATCTCAAGCGCGGCAGAATCACCTCCTACATGGATGAAAAGCGCCGCCTTGAGCGTTATGTCATCTCCCCCCTCGGTCGCCGTCAGCTCGACGAGATCACCGCTCCCCTCATCATCGCGACCGTCCGGCACATCGAAGCCGCAGGCCATCAAGCCACACTCAAACGCGTGCTGATGCGAACGCGCGAGATCATGGATTTGGCCGTCTGCGCCGGTTACATCCTTCACAACCCCGTTGCCAGAGTCAGCAGAATCTTCGCTGCCCCCATCGTCAGACCCATGCCGTCGATCTCATGGCAATCTCTTCCGGACGCGCTGGCAGTAGTCAAGTGCGCTTCAATGCGCACGCAAACCCTCTTTCTTTGGTCCCTCGCTTCCATGCTCCGGCCCGGAGAAACCGCCAAGCTCCGGAAGGAGTGGATCGACGGCGACACCCTCTCCATCCCGGCCTCTGAGATGAAAAAGGGACGCCTGCACCGCGTCCCCTTGACCCCTTTCATGCGCCTTCTCCTCGCCAAGGAAGCAACCCTCTCCCCGCACCCCAGAAGCTCCTACGTCTTCGCCGGGCGCGACCCTAGCTCCCACATCTCTTCCCAAGCCCTCGCCAAATACCTGCACGGAACCACGCTCGCCGGGAAACTGGTTGCCCACGGCCTGCGCTCTATGGCCCGCTGTTGGATGGCGGACATGGGCACGCCCTTCGAAGTCGCCGAAGCCTGCCTCTCTCACGTCTCAGGTTCTCAGGTCTCCCGCGCCTATCAAAGGAGCGATTACCTCGACGCGAGACGTGCGGTCATGCAGGCGTGGAGCGACTACCTTGAGCACTGTGCTCAAGGGGCCGGAATGCTTCCGCTCTATCCTAAGTAACGAGCGGCGGCAGACGGTTTTCTCTAGGATCAAGTTTTGGGGCTTGGCGCATCGCCGAACTATGACAGTCAAGCCTCAAAACTCGATGGATGAATGCCCGAACATAACGGGCTACTTCAGCAACAACGGGGATGGGCGGTCCGAGAATAGCAGTGGCTCTTTTACTAACAACACCTCAGTGACGCGTAGCCACAGCGGAAATAACGCTAATGAAGGTCGGGGATTTGACTTTAGTGCTTCGAAATCCTCGTCTTTTTATGGCCAATCTTCAACGGTTAAACCCCCGGCGATGTCGGCTTTGGTCCTGATCAAGTTTTAATGAGCGGTAATGCGGCCATGCTAGGTGGTTGAACTGTTCCGGTCGTTCCGTATAAAGATGAACACCTGTTAGCGTCCATGTAAACGGTTCTCCCATCCTCTGCGCCACCGCTATTCGAATGGATCCGGGGTCCTCCGTTCGTAAATGGTCCGGTGGTTACCATTGAGCCAGTATTGCCGTGAGAGGTGAAACTACCTGTGATGTTCGGTAACCCAGCTGAGTGGTAAGTGCCGACAGAACCAGTGTACGTTGTGCCTTCGAGGAAGCGACCGTCCATATTCGGCAGGCCAAAGGTTGTCACCCCGTCGCCGGTACCGTAGATCGTACCGATAGCTGCGAAAAGGGCCGCGTAGTCGGTTCGGCTCACATTCGCGCCGTTGCAGATGAGCCAGCCGCTCGGGACCGTGCGCCCGGCGTAGTGGATGATGGTGCCGGGCGGGACCGCCGGCGGATTGAAGGCCTGGACCATCAGCTTCGTAAGGAAAGGCGTCATCAGAACGTTCTTTGCGGTGCCTTCAGTGACTTGCCCCTCGGTCGCGATAATCGCGGGAAGAAGATGCGAGAAAGCGACGCTCTGCGTCGCGAGGCGTGTGCCGTCGACCGCGCCTTGTGCGATCTTGTCCTTGGTTACGCCGCCCGCCGCGAGTTTTGCCGTCGACACCGATAGATCCGCGAGGTTCCCCCCGGCGACGGTTTTCGCGGTCAGCTTTGCTCCGGTGATCGAGGCGTTGGCAATCTTTCCGCCCGGGATAGTGTTATCGGCGAGCCACTTCATGGTTCGAAGCGCCTCGAGGAACTGAGTTGCGGATGGCGGCTCGGCCAGCGTCTGCCCCGCGGCTTCAATAACGGTGTTTCTCATTTGATCCTGCAGGTAGTACCACGCGGCGCCCGGCTTTGTCGCCGGGGTCCCGGTTTTCGGGTCGCCCGACGTCGGGTACCCTTTAGAAGTGAGCGTAGATGTGTCCGGCGGCGAATCAACCGCGCCGGATTTCCAATAACCTTTAGTAGCCATCAGGCGTCCTCCTCATACATAAAAATGACATACACATGAGCCGGAGCAAGCGCCCGGATCACGCATTCCAGCAAAGCATTTCCCCAGCGAGCAAGAGGCTCATCAGCGCCCCAGGTCACATCGAGGTATTCGGCATTCCCGTTAGACCGGATCGTGATGCCAAGCGTCATGACCGTCGTCCACTGTTTTTCGTAGAGCGGATGCTCCACGTCGTCATTCACGTCATGCTCCGTGAAGGTCGTTACCTTTGCCTGGTAGCCGAGCGTCCCGGCAAGCGACTCGAAAAAAGCCGCAGTCAATCCGAGATTCGACGTGATCTTCGCGAGAAGCTCCTGCCGCATCTGCTCCTGAGACGGATCTGCGATCGCCTCAAGGCAGGCGGACGGAATGCCGTAGTCGTCAAACCACCGGGCGAGCTCCTCTATAGAGGTGCGCGGATCGGATTCCTCGATTACCTGATTGATGCGGGCGTCGACGCGCGCGGCCTCTCTTCCCAGGGCATACAACACA